GCTCCGCGTCCGCCCCGTCCGCAGATTCATTCAGTAATTCATTTATTGCTTTTGATCTGCTCAGACTTCCCCAGCGTCAGCCTGACGAAAACTGCCCGATCCTCTCTATGAGAGCGCATCGGGGTGTGATCTGGCTCGGGAAGGGACCGGGGACTCGAGACCCGGAACGAGGGTTTGAATCCCTCACAGATCACACCCCGATGCGGATGAGTACACACCGCGAAAGCGGCCCCCTGCATACCAAAGGAAACCGTGGGTAACGGAACCAGCCAGAGCGTTACTGGGCAAAGCTCTCGTAGCTTTATCCTCCCTAGGCCAGCTGAAACGACCACATGGGTGCCGCATTCGCGGATAAGCCTGTGTAAATCGACGATCTGGTGCGTGATCTGGCACCCCCTTTCTAAACCCCGAACCTCTCCGACTGAACCCTCTCCGGTGCCTGTATGGCCTCTATCCGTTCTTGAGTGTTCAGTCGAAGGAGTTCACTTACTGAGTTTTGCTCTATGCCAAAAATCATTGATGTGATCAGGACGAAGCAAGGGCAAACGTTCTTGCTGCTAGACGAATTACCACGCTGTGTGTACGAGCGAACCGGAAACCTTCTGGTATCGAACGACGGCGGCTTCTACGACTTCTTGCAGATCGTACCGGGATCGCGTGAGGCCTTCGCCGGTCGTGAATTCAAGATCCAGCTTACAGACGGGTCAACCCTGGAATGCAAGGGGCAGGTCTGGTCGTGCGGCGCTGATGTTGGCGTGCCCACTGCGCAGATCGGCGTCGGAACCCTTGAGTCTCTTGCGAGTTGCTACGTGTTCAGCTCGGCCACAGTTGACCTATCGCTGGTGAACGAATGGCTCTTGAAAAACAAGCCGAGCAGCCGGTACTACAAGTACGACAAGCGCGAGACAGTCGAGTACTGGGAAGCCATTTACCGCACCGAGAAATGGGGCAATCGAATTTCTTCAGCTCGGGCTCGAAAGCTCCGCAAGCGTGGAGCGACCATCTGGCGCGTAGACGGCAAACCAACTTGGAGCGCCCGCTTCGAGAAGCGCAAGGCACAAATTCTCGCGGATATCGCAGCAGACTCCTGATTTAACCAAGCCCCTGGAGGCAATCATGAAAGATCAGACATTTGATTGCCCTCAATGTGGCGAGCCGACAGATGAGCTTCACGAGGGATGCTGTGAGGCCTGCTGCTCAGGCAATCAAGATGCGCTGGACGATCACAACTTCCAGCATGACCGCTGGGCTCGACTTGGCAATGCCGAGCGAAGCTCTGAAATCAAGCGGGCAACTAAATAACGCCTACGGAGGCGACCATGCTCAACGAACAAGCTGCTGCGTTCTTTGCGGATCGCATCAAAAAGGTGGCCTCCTTGGCCCCGACCGATTTGGTGGCCGCCGAAGCTGAGCTTGGCGTTGCCTCTGGCCTGCTGTCCTACGCTTTGTTTTCTGGCGACATCAGCTTCACCGAACATGCATTGCTCAGCCGGCACATCAAGCAGGCGCGCAATGACCGGGTGAAGCGTCTCTGTGATTCGGAGCTGAGGGCCTGCGCATGAGCGACCTCGAGCGGTATCAAGACAGTTACCAGGGCATGCGATCGGTTCGCGAGATTGCGGGCGGCTACGACGCCTACGGGAACCTGATCGAGCTGAAGGCCGACTTCTTCCACAACTACGACGAGAAGGTCGACTACTCGGCAAAGATTGAAGCCGAGAAGGCTTACAAAAAAGACCTTGCCCGGCGCATCAATGTCGCCATGGGCCAAATGGAAATGATCTGCCCGCCGAAAGGAGCAAGCGCATGACAACGCCGATAGTGAAGTCCGTGCTCGACGAGCAGCTGGAAGAAATCGCTCGCAGCTGGAGCATTGTCAGCGCAGGGTTGCCGCGTGAAATTCCCGTTTCGGCACTTCCGCCCAAGCTGGTGGAGGCCGTAAAGACCGGTCGCATCGCCGTAAGGCCTCGGCAGTGACTGCCGGCCAGCGCCGTCGGCGCGTGATCTTCTGGCGCGGCAGCTTCCCGGTACTCGCAGCCTTCACGTTTCTGATGCTCGCCATATCGCTGGCCGATCGCATCACTCAATAACCCCTTCCCTATTTAATCGCAGCGCCCCGGCAACGGCATGGCGCAAGGAGCAACCATGTCTGAAGCACAGCAAGTCATCACCATCGACGACATCAGCGCCGACAACGCGCCGGCCATCTACGTCACTGGCGGTCTGAACCAGTTTCTCGAGGCTGTCACGGCCGAGGTAACTGCCGAAGTTCCGGACCTGACAACAGCAAAAGGTCGTGCCCGCATCGCTTCTCTGGCCAACAAGGTCAGTAAGTCGAAAAAAGCTGTAGAAGACCCGGGACGCGATTACCTGAAGCGCCTCAAGGAAATGCCAAAGGTCGTCGAAACCGAGCTACGCGAATTCGTAAACAGCATGAATGCCCTGCGTGACGCTACTCGCAAGCCCCTGACCGACTGGGAGGAAGCGAACGACAGGCGTATAGATGCCCATAACGACGGAATCCAGCGCATCAAGGATATGGCTGTATTCGCAGAGACGCCCACCGCTGCGCACGTAGCGCAGGTGATCGCCGATCTTGAAATGGTCGCCATTGATGACGACTGGGACGAATTCATCACTGATGCGGCCCAGGCCAAAGACCGGACTTTGGCAACCCTGCGCACTCTTCTGTCCGATCGCACCAAGCATGAAGCCGAGCTGGCAGAGATCGCCAAGTTCAACGCCGAGAAGGCTGAGCACGAGCAGAAAGAGCGTGACGCCGAGATAGCCCGTCAAGCTGTAGAGCTGGCGCAGCGTGAGTCCGAGCAGAAGGCCCAGGCCGAACGCGAAGCAGCAGCCAAGCGCGAGCAGGAGCTCATCGACCAGGCCGCACAGGCAAAGCGTGACGCTGAACAGAAGCAGCGTGATGCAGACGCAGCAGCCGCGAATCAGGCCCTTCAATTGAAGCTGGCCGCCGAACGTGAAGAACGCCAGAAGCTTCAGGCTGAGCAGGATCGAATTGCAGCCGAACAACGTCAGGCAGCAGCGGTTGAGCGTGCCCGGCTTGATGAAATTTCCCGCCAAGAGCAGGAAGCCGCCGAAGCTCGCCGAATTGCTGAGGCCCGAGAGGCAGATAAGGCTCACATCAAATCTGTTTGCCTCACCGCACAGCAAGCCATGGTCAGTCTTGGGATTGATGAGGCTTGCGCCAAGGCCGTCATCATCCTGATTCATCAAAAGAAGATACCGGCCATCACCATCAACTACTGAGAGCAGCTATGAGCAAGCCACGTATGGCCGCCCGCAGTGACTGGATGACGGTCGGAAGTTTTTCGCCTGAACGCTTCACTGGCGAAGAGCGCAATGAATACGAAGCAGAGCAAGCCCGCATTGAGCGGGAATGGGACAGCCAACCTAACTGAGAGTAGGTCATGAGCGTATACAAAAAGCTTCAAGAGGCCCGCTGCGAAATGCAGCGCATGACCCTCACAAAGTCGGGAGAAAACAAGTTCGCGAAGTACTTCTACTTCGAGCTTGGGGATTTTCTTCCGGTCATTAACGACATTTTCCGGGAAAAGGGCCTGTGCGGTGTCATCTCGTTCACCGCAGAGCTCGCCACGCTAAGGGTCGTCGATGTTGATGACGGGACTTCAATCGAATTCACCAGCCCCATGGGAAAGGCAGACCTAAAAGGCTGCCATGAGGTGCAAAACATAGGCGCGGTCGAAACTTACCAGCGCCGTTATCTGTACGTGACCGCCTTGGAAATAGTCGAGCACGATGCGCTTGACTCCATCACCGGGGCTGCCCAGCAGCAAGGCAGACAGCAGCGGCAGGCAGATTACAACTGGACTGCACTGGTAGCTGATATTGCCAAGGCCTCCAGCATTGAAGCTTTAAAAACGGCTTTTGAAGTCGCGATCGCCGCAGCCAAAGCGGCAGGAAACTCGAATATGTCCGCAACTTTCACCAAGGCAAAAGACAAACGCAAATTAGAACTCACCCCTCAGGGAGAATCTGCATGACCGCCTACATTTTTGATAGTGAGACAACGGGGTTTATTGAGCCCCAGTTGGTGGAAGCTGCATGGCTCAAGCTAGGCGATGTCGGCTTCCTGTCAATCGCTGACCAGTTCCTGAATCGTTACAAGCCAGGCAAACCCATCGAGCTGGGCGCACTGGCAACCAGCCACATCCTCGATGAGGAATTGGCCGAATGCCCTCCGTACACTGAATTCGCGATGCCCGCAGACACCGCCTACATCATCGGCCACAACGTCGACTATGACTGGCGGGTGATTGGCCAGCCTGACATCAAGCGAATCTGCACGCAGGCGCTAAGCCGCAAGCTATGGCCGACAGCCGACTCGCACAGTCAGTCAGCAATGATCTACATGCACTATCGCGGCGAAGCACCAGGTCTTCTGCGCAATGCTCACGCCGCACTTGACGACGTGAAGAACTGCCGACGGTTGCTATCCAAGATCCTTGATGCCCTTGCAGAAAAGCTCGGGCGCCCGGTCCATAACTGGGAGGAGCTGTGGTTGCTTTCCGAGGACGCGCGCATCCCTGACTTCATAACCTTCGGCAAACACAAAGGGATGGCATTCGCTGACCTGCCAGGCGATTACAAGCGCTGGCTTTCCGGACAGGCCGAACTCGACCCGTATGTGCGCTTAGCCCTTTCTCGATAGGAGGCCTCATGGCCCGTGGTATCAACAAAGTAATTCTGGTCGGCACTTGCGGCCAAGACCCCGATGTTCGCTACCTGCCCAACGGCAACGCGGTCACGAACCTGAGTCTGGCCACCAGCGAACAGTGGACCGACAAGCAGTCCGGCCAGAAGGTTGAAAAAACAGAATGGCATAGGGTGTCGCTGTTCGGGAAAGTGGCGGAAATCGCCGGTGAGTACCTTCGCAAAGGTTCGCAGGTCTACATCGAGGGCAAGCTGCAAACCCGCGAATGGGAGAAGGACGGCATCAAGCGCTACACCACGGAAATTGTGGTGGATATGCAGGGCACGATGCAGCTCTTGGGCGGCAGGCCGCAGGAAGGTCAGCAGCAGGGCCAGCGACCCGCGCAGCAGTCACGGCCAGGCAATCAGGACAGCGCAGCACGGCAACAGCCACGGCAGCAGCAGGCGGCGCCACAGCCGGCCGCCGACTTCGACAGCTTCGATTCCGATATCCCATTCTGACCCCGCCATGAAGTGAGGCGCCAATGAAGCACTGTAAGAAGTGTGGCGCTCATAAATCCGATGATGATTTCTACCCGAAACGCTCATCCTGCAAGGAGTGCGTTAAGGCAAACGTTCGCGCGAATTACAGCGTAAATCGTGATCAATACCGGGAATATGAGCGGAGACGAGCATCGCTGCCTCACAGGATTGAGGCAAGAGAAAGCTATGCGGCGACTGATGAGGGGCGGAAGCGCTCAGCTCTGGCCAAGCGGGCCTATATAGAGAGAAATGGTGACAAGAGGCACGCCCACACCATTGTCGATAACGCTGTCAGGCGCGGAAAGATTTGGAAATCACCGTGCTGCACATCTCCTGGATGCTTCAGTACCGAAAACATCCAAGGACATCACACCCACTATAACGAACCGCTATGCGTGGTATGGCTATGTTCTGCCTGCCACGCACAGTTGCACCGCGAGCACGACTCGCGGCAATGCGCAGCAGCTTAGGAGCCTTACCATGACCACCACACTGATCGCCCATCAAAACCGTCAATCCCACCTGCGCCATCTGCGAGAAAGCATCGAGCGCCTTCACGAAGCCTCAATTGGCTGGAGTACAGCAGACCGCGAGCGCGGCGTGAAGACCATCGCCAACCTTGAGCGCCAGGTCGAAAGCGTCAAGCTTGATCTGTTCCGAGTCGCCTGAGCTTGAGGCGGTTAAATTCAAAAGTCCGCGCCCGGCGCAGGGCCGAACAACTCCACCTCCCGCCCAGCGGGATCAAGGAGAGTACTCATGGAAAAGACTGCTTCAGGAGTTATGACACTCCCCGGCTGGATGAAATCGGTCAAGAAGCTCTACAACACACGCAGCGGCGGACAGTACCGGCCGGATGATGTGGCCCTGGCGTTCGCCGTAAGCCTTCGCCTGTACGACAGCGCCGATCATCTCCGCGCGCTGGCCCGCCGACTGGTCGACAAGGTCTGCCTGGAGCATCAGCCGAACATGAAGCGGCTGAGCCGTGAGCTGGACGACGCCAAGGTGTTCGACGCTGCACTGAAGATCATCAACCGGGTCTGCCAGTTTCTGGATGTGGGCGCCGACACTGAGTTTGTGCGCAACGGTGATGTGACATGGCACTGACACCGAAGCAGCGGAACGATCGGACGGCGCTCAAGCGGCAGAAGGCCGGGGAAGAGGAATTGCGGCTCAGGGTGCGCCCCGGCACGAAGCAGGCGCTGAGTGAGCTGATGGCCTGGGCTGGCATCGAGGAACAGGGCGAGGCGCTGACTCTGATGATTCACCACCTGCACAACCTCGGTCCGGGTGGCGCGCTACCGATGCTTGAGGTTCCGCGCCACGAAATCACCGTATCGCCAACCGTGGCGCACAAGCTTCAGCTCGCCTACAACCGCGAAGCGCTGCGCATCTGCGGCGAAGAATAAACCCACCTATGTGCAATCGAGATAACAGCATGAAGACCGAAATGATTACCCTGAAGCTCGGTGAAGCATCTATCAAAATGCCCGCATCGGCCTTGGCACAGCTGGCAATGGCCAGCATGTTTGCTCAAGTTTTACCGCCTGCTGCGCATGTTCAGCCGATGGCGCCATCCATCACCCCGGAAGTCGGCAAGACATGGCCGGGTCAAGGCGGTATCAACGGCGGCATCGTTCATGCTCGCGGTGACGTGCCAGCGCATTACCTCATCATCGCCGCCAAAGATGTCGGCAACCATGAATGGGGTGGTCGTGGAGTTGAGGTGAAAGGCCTTAGCAAAACCGACGGCCACACCAACACGCAGCTGCTTGTCGGAAACGAGGACGAGCGGAAGTATCCGGCAGCCAATGCCTGTGCCGAGTACCAGGCCGACGGTCATCATGACTTCTACCTGCCGGCTGCCGCCGAGCTGTACCTGGGCTGGCTGAACTGCCCTGAGGTATTCGCTCAAGACTGCTATTACTGGTCGTCCTCGCCGCGCTCCGCCTACCTCGCATTCACTCAGTACTTCGATGGTGGCACTCAGCTCATCACCGGCAAGGGCAACGCGCTCCGCGTCCGCCCCGTCCGC